CTGTTTGTTTTGCTAATTCTGCGGATTTCAGTGCAATAGCAATTTCTTCATTTGATTTTATTCGTGCTTTTTCAGCCGCATATTCTTCATTTGTCATTTCTCTGGAAATGTTTTCCCCTGTAGCAGCGTCGAAAATTTCAATTATTGGATTTGACATATTTATTCCTTAACTGTTCTGGTAACCATAGACACGAATTGTGCCAGTCATATTATTTGTTGAAAGAATTGTGAATCCGTCATAAGAAGTATTTGCTTTGTGTTGACCTACGCTAGGGATGTTTTGAATATATCCTGCATAAAACATAACGCCATAAACATCCATACCTGTATAGGTAGTCTTTTGTGGATTGTACAGATTCATCGTGAATGTATTGACGTAACTTGAATCATTTGATCCGATAAACCATTCATCTGTTCCAGATGTGTCGGCATCTGTACTTATACCATTTTGATTGCCTAAAATTCTTCTACTCGTATAATTGGCACTCGAGTCCGTGCTAGAAGCTCTTAGTCTAACTGTTACGTCGGAGTTATTAGCAGCACCAGCAGTTAAAACAATTTTTACCACATAGTTATCGTAAGTTGACGTAAAACAATTATCAATCGATTTTGATGTAGCCGCTGAAACAGTTGTTGAAGTAATAAGGGTTAGTCCAGAGGCTGACGATGCTGGAGTTGCCCAAGTTGGAACGCCGCCTGAAACTGTGAGAATTTGATTTGTCGATCCAATACCTAAACGACTAAATGTTCCTGATCCTGTTCCATAGATTAAATCACCGTTAGTCGTGATGGCCGTTGCCATTGAATTTGTGATCGTTACTGTTCCTGTTGTACCACCGCCTGAAATTCCTGTTCCAGCCGTAACACCAGTTATGTCACCTTGATCATTATTAATCCAAGTGAACGCCATATCCGTTCCGTTAGTTTTGGAAAGAATCTGTCCGGTCGTTCCACCTTTTAGCTGCGCCATTGAAGTATCGATGCCACCAGCAAGTGTGCGAATGGCAGATGCGCCATCCTTGACGTAATCGGTATCTGCTGGGGTTGTCCAGCCAAAGTTTGTTGTGCTAGGCATTAGGCTACGGCTCCAATCGCGGTTTCCCACGTAAGTGTACTAGATAAGGTGTTCCATCTCTCTGAGGCGCTTACGCTTTCCCATTTGACTGAAACGAGTGAATACGGTGTTGGTGAAGCGTTAAAGGTTAGCGATAGACCATTTACGGTTGATCTAAATGTCCATCCTTCAACGAAACCTTCAAACTGTCCTCCCACAATATTTTGCGGAAGGTTGGTGATGCGAACTGGCATCCCCATAAAGATATTTAGCAAAGCATCCCGGTCGGTGTTGTCAATTTCTGGAGATCCGACTGGAAATGTGATTGAATCAAATTTGGCATTTGGATAGGCACGAAGGTTGATGTAACGGTCGGCGATAGTTTGGGCATCTGTCGCATTGTGAACTCGAGAATTGATGGTTTCGGCTTGCAGTCCATAGGCAGTTATAGATGCGGTGCTGGTTGAAGTCTTTTGGCTTCCGAAGTTGTTGCCGTAGTTAATGGCTATTTGATTGCGAATATCACCGGATCGAGTAAGTGTGCGGATACCCTGCCAAAGCGCATCATTGGCGCTCAGATCAATGTAGCCATTGGATGCTAGGTAGTTTTGACGGTGAGCGGCATCGGCATAACCAACGTTCCCATCCGCATCTTCATAGAGATAGCCAAGACCCGATTGAGCGATTTCTGAAGCGAGTGAATAAATGTCGGTTTCGCTCGATGATCGATTTTCAAGAGTGAATTGCCCAGGAGTGTCAATAGATCCTAAACCGACGTTTCCAGCATTTGCCCAAGTCGTAGTTGCAGCAAAACTGTTCCAAGTAAATGCAGGATTGACTTCGTTCCAAGAGTTGAGCAGTAGGCTTGCCAATAACGTGTAAATCTGATTGCCGTCATAGTCTTGCGATAGAACGCCCGTGGTGATTGCTTTGGGTAATCTTGACAAAGCGCCTAAAGCGGTAACTTGTGCGCTGGTTATATATTGGACAGAGCCAGCTGCTCGAACTGCTTCGGTCAAGTCGGTTACGTAACCACCAAATAAAGCAACATAAGCACCAGATGAATCTTTGATTTCGATTCGAATTGATGATCCAACGTTGAACGTGACTGCTTCATTGGTGTAATTAAGGATTTCAAATTGGCAATACCCGGCACGAGGTTGAGTGTTGATGTCCGTGCGACCAGATGTGATGACAAGATTATTAACCGTTACTGATTCGTAAGTGGTTGAATCAACCGTAACGCGCCAAATCGGATTCCAAAGACTCATATCACGCCATTAATGCGGTATTTGAACCAGCACCACCGCGAGCAACTGAGGAATTGAGAACGTCAATGATTTGGCGAGCAGTGGCTTCCGGATCGATTGCGCCAGTGATATTGATGTAATTGTTGTATGTATCGGAGTATTCTCCTCGACCAACAGCACCCATTGGAACCACGACATCACTGACAGTTGCCGCAGTTGCTGCGGCTGAAGCCGATGGAGCGCTGACGGCTGGAGTCGAAACGGTGGGCACGTTAATAGTCGGAGCCTTAACAGTTGGGATTGAAGCCGAAACGACTGGAGCGGATGAAGTTGATGGTTTGGAAATCAAAGGAATGTTTGGAAGTAATGGAACCGCGTTGTACGCTTTTATTAATGTATTTATGCCGTCGATTGCAAATGAAACCGCAGTCTTTATTCCGTTAATTACTGATCCAATCACATCGATAACGCCAGCGATAACTTTCGAAATAAATCCAATTGCTGCGCCAAGACCATCGACGAAGACTGGGACGATATATTTCATTATAAATTCGCCGAGCGTTTTAAATGCTTCCTTATTGTCATCAATCGCATCTTTGATTGGATTAAAAACTGTCGAAAACTTTGAAATTGCTGGAACAATTTTATTTAGGAAAGCATCAAATAAAGTTTGAAGAACCGGCAATAACCGAGCGCCAATTGATTCTTTCGCTTCTTCAAATGTCTGAGTCAATCTGGCAAGTTGTCCTTGATAGGTATTGGCTTGTGCTTGCGCTGCTCCACCAAATGTATCGTTCAATTGCTTCTGTACTTGCGCAAACGACATCGACTTAAGTTCGGCAGCAGATAAACCTACACCCAAACGAGCCAATGCCGTATTGGAGCCATCGTATGCTTTGGCAATTGCATTGGTTACTGACTCAAGCGGTTTTCCTGTTGCAGCACTGACATCAAGTGCTGTAGATAAAAGATCCTGCGCTTTGGTCAAATCATTAGTTGATAAAGCCAAACGCTGTAACGCAGGACGAAGGTCTTTGTCGGATACGCCATAAGCCAATTGATATTTCAGAATTTGTTCTTCTACGGCTTTGATTTGCTCATTTGTTGCGCCAGTAGCAGATTCGAGTGATAGTGCTAATCGCTTTTGAGCCGCTTCATCTTCAATAGCTGCTTTGACACCATCGATGCCAATTTTTACGGCATAGCCTGCGGCTGCTGCGGCGGCTGCTGCAAATGCTGCTGCTGCAATCTTGCCAAACTTTTCAACTTGTCCAGCAAAGCCCTGAACGTCATTATCAGCAGTAGATAACTTCTTTTTAAGATCATCAACGTCTGCGAGTATGGATAACTTGAGCGTTCTACTTCCAGCCATTATGCCCACTCCTCCAGAATTCCACTAAACGCCTTTTCCCACTTTGCAATTAATTCAGGCTGAATTGCGCGAAGGGTTGGATAGATAAAGTAGCCGGAATTCCCTCGTCCTTTGCGTGGTGTTCGGTTTGGGAATTGCTTAAATCGATTACTACCGAATTCAAGACCAGCCCAAAGGATTTGCGTTGTACCACCGCCAGAAAAACGCTGGGATGCAAACCCGTAGGAAAACTCTCCGATTTTGGATGACTTCGAAACTCTTGCACCTTCGGCAACTCTTTGGACGGCTTTCGCAGAAACGACACGAGTTGCAGCAGTTTGTTTAATAGCACCAACGGCAAACTCAGTAAGAGCAGAAGACTCACGCTTAGCGGCATCAGCAGCAG